AATTCTGATGCGTGTACTCTACCTGGAGAATACTCTAACAATGTATTATCTGCTGCCCAAGCAGGGTGATTGTTATCAGGGTTAAGAGAATATTTTCTATTTAATGTATATCTACCAGCATAAAAATTAATTTTATTTGGTCTTGCTAATGAAGTATAAAATATATCTCCATCTTCATCTCTACGTTTTAATGGTTCACCAATAGCAGCAACTGTTTTTTTATAAGATTCATCATTAGAATAACCTGCTTGTTGATAATATCTATATAATTCAGTTTCTTCTGGTATAACAGGTTGAAAACCTATAACAGTACTTCTATCAAAGTTAATTGGTTTATCATATTTACTAGGAAGAAAACCATTATTCCAAACTTCATTCCATAAAGCACCTAAATTAGTTTGACCAGACATTTTAAAAGCTTCGCTTAATGCGCTTCCTTTACCTGATGCTAATACTTCACTATCACTTATATCAATCATTAATCTATCTTGTGCTTCAGATATTGACATACCTTGGTCCATATAGTCTTGTGCTTGTTTAATTGCACCGTAGTATTCAATAGCTCTACCTTGTGTAAAAGGTTTACCAGGCAGTAAAGCATTTAAAGCTATACCAGGTACGTTTATTTTTCCTGATGGTCCAAATGTTTGCATTAACCATTCCATACCTAATACACCCCAAACACCATATTGTATATCCCCAGGTGCAGCACCTCCTGGAAATAATCCAAATGAAAAAAAATCAGATACATTCATTTGCATATTTCTTTCTAAATCAGCAGGAGCATATCTATCGTATATTTCTTTGTGTATAGCTTGTTCTTTTAATAAACGTTCTTTAGCTAATTCATCTTCTATATCAAACAAATCCCTACTACCAGCTGGTATTGAAGCACCCCAAGCTGAATAAGCTACATTTAAAGGTAAATTAGGATGTGTTTCTAGCACACGTTCAAAATCATATATAGCAGAAGGATTAGCTTTGAATGCTTCTACTTCTCTATTAAACTGTTTTATCTCTTGTTGTTTGTTAAGTAAGTAATCTCTATTACTTAACCAGTTTGGATTTATCAATGTTAACCCTGTCGTCTATTAAGTAAATCTAATATTATAGGTGATTTACTAACTTCATACATTGCAGCTAGTGTAATATCTATACTTTTAGTATTTGCTTGTGGTGTCATCCCAGGACCTAAAGGTGCGCCTGATGTAGGTACTTCATTAGGTCTTTCAGATGGAGAAAAAACATTTGGTCTATTAGGTTGTTGTTGTTGTGGTCTAGGAGTTACAGTAGTTTGTGCTGGCAAAGGTGCAGCTTTTTGTTGATTTAATAAATCTTGTTGTTGACCATAAGGTAAACCAGGCATATCTCTTAAAGGTTGTTTTTTACTTGCTGGACCACCATCTGTTCTGTTACCACCTACAGGTGCAGGTTTTTCAGGTTGTCTATATCCACCTCTACGATTCTTTGCCATAGAACTCCTGTGTTATTAATATTATTATACCAGGTGCTGGTTGTATAATATGATTAACTTGTTCAGATAAAATGTCTAATTCATCTGTTACACCAAATTCATTATGTATTATTTCATCAAAAGCATCATCTATATAATCCACATTAACCTCCAAAAGCACCTGCGATACTAGGTTGTTGTCCCATCATCTGCTGTTGCATTTGTTGTTGTATCATCATTTGTTGTTCAGGTGTCATTTGTGGTTCTTGTGGTGTATAAAACTGTTTCATAATTTCTGTTATAGAAGTTGGATATTCATAAATAGCTATAGCAGCCATTGTAGCTGCAGGGTCACCTTGTGCAGACCTAGCTAATATACTGTCAAACAATACTTGTTCAGCTTTGTTTTTTCTTATACGTTCTTGTACCTTAGCTATGTTCTCTAAACCATCAATGTTATCTTGTAACGTTTCTACGTCTATAACACCTGCTTGCAATAATTGCAACCCAGTTACAATTTTTTGTGGTTCATCAAAACCAGCCATAACACCATAAATACGTCTAGTTCTAAAATCTCCACCAATATCTTGTAATACATTGTAGTTTTCGCTAAATGCAGCACCATTAAGAAAACCTGCCATAGGTTTCTTAGTTGCATTCATTGTGTAAGATAACACAACATCTAGTTCTAATCTTTTAGCATCCATCTGAACTAAACCATTTTTAATAATATCTCTATATTCAGATATCATTAATGACATAGTACTGTTTAATTCTGACAAGCCAGCACCAGTTACAAATGAATTTGGAGACTGTGAGTCATCGGTTACTGGGTAGCCACCGACCATTCGTAACTGACGCTCTAACCTGTCAATTTGTTGAAATAATTGATAAGGAATATTGTTCATTGGTTTAGAAACTTGTGTACCAGGAGCTAGATAATTAACCGCAAATCTGCCTTTTCTGTATTGTCCGGATTCTATCTCTCCTGATATGTTAGTTTCTGTAAATACAGAATCTTCCATTGCTATTGCTGACATAATGTTTATCTTTGCCATCATTGCCATCAAACCTATAACGTGGTCATATTGTCCTTTTAATTGGTCAAAAGATACACGTTTCATAAATACAAAAGGAGGTGATGATAATACGTTAGGTATAAAATCTAAAATCATATTACGTTCTGGAAATACTACATAAGTACCTCCCATGTCGTAATATTCAATAATTCTTACACCTGAGTATGTATTATCTTCCCAAGCTTGTTCTCTATTGTTTTCATATGATAAAAATGGAGTAGCAGTATCAGGTGTTGCTTCTTCAGCATCATCATCTTTTTTAAGTATTTGTTCTGCAAACTCTGGGTATATCTGCGCTAGTTTATATCTAGGTACACGTCTTAGTACTGCCATTTCTCTAGGTTGTTGGTCAGGACCAAAGTTACCTGGAAATGTATCATAAGGGTCACGTAGTTCAGCACTAGGATATATAAAACCGTTTTTATCTCTTTTAGTAGTAATTACCCATGCACAAAAACCATAACCAGGTAGCCATCTAGCTGCTTGTTGTAATTGACTTAACAGATTTTGTTTTTCATCATAACTAGTAACAATACGTTCTAGTTTTTCTGCACGCATTTTACTTCTAGTAGAATCATTTTCATTAGGTACATCTACTCTAACTTGTGGTACTCCAGATACTTTTTGTGCAAGTCGGTCAATACCAGACTGCAACATGTTAGGAGCTGGTAATAAATCAGCATCACTTGTTTCCATTGTATTACCTAGTAAAGCTTTAATACCATCTGCACCACCATTAAGAATTGCTTTAACTCTAGATTTTTGTACTTGTCTTTCTTGTACTAATTTACCTTGTGTAAGTTCAGATGCATTTCTAACTATCTCTTGATATGTTTTAGTATCTAAATTTTCTATCCCCACGGTGCCTCATTCATTTTTGTAATCTTATAATCTCCATAACTAGGATTGTAATCTAATCCTAAATCGGCAGCATGCTCTTTTTGCATACGCCTAAACACTTTCATTGGAAACCAACTAGCCATAACTATATCGGTTTTCTCTTTGTTTCTTTTAGAAACAGGTTTTCCATCAAAGTATAACAGTTGTTGTCTATATTTCTGTACTTTTGCATTAGATTCTCCATCACCAGTAGGCAAGTGTATTCTTCTATCTTCAAACAAATCAGCCATAGCTCCAACACCATACAATGGGTCATGTTTGTTTTTACCTGTTAAGTGTCCTTGTACAGTTATACCAGTACGTAAAGTAAATTCTTTTATAGCTGCATCTTGTCGTATAGCAGATTGAAAACCATTTTCTTCTACTATCCAATGTCTACAATCATATTCTTGCAACCATATAGCCATTTGGTCTAATGCAGCTCTAATACCACCACCACGTTTATTTTCTAGGTCAACTAAATAAAGTTCACCTCTGTACTGGTCTATACCCCACAATACACTTGCTTGGTAGCCACTTGATGCAGGGTCTAGTCCAGCAACTAAATATAAATTTTTATATACTTGTCCTAACACTAAATCACTACGCATACATTGGTCAATTATGTTCATAGTAAATATCTGTGTACCTTCTACATATGCTTGATTGTAATAAACCATTTCAAATGTTTGTCTACCACCTGTAGATTCAGCAGAATGTAATCTAGATTGTAACCATTTGAAAGTTCTTTTATTAGGCCATAACATACAATCAACATGTTCTTCTACTAAATGTTCTGGTATATTGCAATCTAATGCATGCGCTGTTTCTACTATGCTTGTAAAGTTATCTGATTCAAGTAAGTGATTATATAAATCATCAGGGTGCTGTCTTGACCCAATTACTACTACAGCAGTATGTTCCTCTTTACGACTTGATAATGTTGTAGTCCACCATTGTCTTGTACTTTCTCTTGCACCAGGTTGCATAGTAGTTTGATGGTCTTCAATATCGTCAGCAATAATAATATCGCAGTCACGAGATAGAATCTTTCCACCTTTACCTACAGCAACCATAGTAGGTGACTTAATACCTGCAACAGTTCTAGTACCTACAGTAAATTGATTTTGTGACCAGTTTTTACCTGACCTATTGTCTGGTTTAAAAGATTGTCCAGGCATACAAAAGTCTTCTCTAAGCTCTTCATTAGTATCTAATACATCAAGTACAGCAGATAATGCGTTCTTAGCAATATCTTCGTTACCACCTACCCACATAATACGTACATTAGGGTTTTTACATATTTGATATACAGCAAAGTGTATTAATAATTCAGTCTTTCCATGACGTGGGGGTGACAGTATCAGTAATTCTTTACCGTTATCAATACTATCAATAATGTTATTTATCCAGTTAGTATGAAAATCTGCGGTGTCATAATGTTTTCCTAGTTCTGTTCTAAAGTATTTGTGTCGGAAGTCGGAAAAATTTTCTAATGAGGCTTCAGCTTCTTCTGATAATTCCCAATCTTCTGCTAATATTTCGTTTCTACTGTCTACCTTAAAGGCAGCAAGCATGCGACTAACAGTAGCAGGAGTGCAACCAAGGAGGGAAGCCGCATCTGCTACTGTCATGTCGCCAGTTGCAACTGCTTCGGCTATACCTTCACTTACGAAAGCTCGGTAATTCTGTCCTCTGCGTACAGAGGCGTAATCGCCTGTATCTGCATTATACTCTTTATTTATGGGCTTGGTGTCCACTTTGTCATTATGTCGCTTGTCACGTGCAAATTGACGCTTCTGGCACGTTCCTGAGCAAAATTTACGTTGTCTACCCTTTAATTTTTTCCTACATCCTTCAGCTATGCATATGATGTTATTGGTCACTTTTAACTAACTTTCTGTAGATGTTTGTATAGTGAGAATTATATGCTATAGTCATCTTAAATACAAACATTAAACACAAGTATTTTGTTACAAGTAAAGTGGTGACCGGGACATCGAAAGCTGCTGACACGTAAGAGTGTACACTAGAAAGACAAAAGCAGTACTCAAGGACATTAAAAAAGGTTTAATCAGACACACTACATACAATGCCCGCTCACGTCTAAAAGCCTTATACTGACTGGGGTTTCTCTACTGACTACGGAAGTTACCAACTATTTTTTTAACACTTACGTATAATATTAGTAACACCTTGATTGACATTAGGTAGTCAAACTGTATATGTCATCCGATTTCAGTATCCTTATACAGAATAAAATTCTGTATACTGAAATCTGATGTCATTTAGATACAGTTTGAACAGTATCGAAGATACTGTAGTTATTTCTGATACCGATATGCGGTAGTTTAATCTGAACATTAAAACAGAAATAACTTCCGAATGTCAATCACAGTAGCAAAGCTACTGGTTATAGTTCCTATAACAACTCTGTGATATTCACGTAGTCTTGGGTACCATCATCCTTGTGAAAGACGCCTTACCCCAGCGCTATCGTGATTTTAACCTTTCTCGATGGTTCAGCATAGTGCAATATATTTCTAACCTTTCATAACTCTAGTCCCTTCCGACAGAACTCTTTATGAGTTCTCTGTCGAAAGATGACAGAGTTATAAGAAAGGTAAAGAAATATGAATTGCTTACTATGCGAGAAACCATTCGAAAAGAAAGGTTCTAAAATCCACGATTTAGCGTGGGACAGTAAGGCTAAGTCTTTCCGAAAGGATGAGAATGGTAACCCAAAGACATACGTGATAAATATTCACAGAGATTGTTATTGGGAACGCTATAACGCAAGCAAAGCTACTGAAGGGAGTGTCGCATAGCGACACCCCCTTTGGGGTTACTAAATGTCTGAACAAGACAAGACTGGCGAAACTATGAAAATAATTGAATGCGGATACTGTAAATTAGATGTCGATATAAACGATAGACATCCAGAATACTTACGAAGTAAAGGGATATCTATACCATTATATCTGCATCGTAGCTGTGCATCTAAGATAAATAACTTAGGCGAAAATGTATGGCATTTTCACAAGTTATCTACGACATATAAAGTTAAGCAGAATACTACTGGAAAATTATTCTGAGAAAGGAACGATATGAATATCGATGAAGTTAAAAATGCACTGGAAGTAATGGAACGAACATTACATCCAGAGGATTACAAGTTGCTTGTTGACGGAGTCGCACAAGCAGTGCGTAATCAAAGAGAAAACGAAAGAAGTCAGCAAGTTACTGATGATTTAGTAGAGTTGGGTATCGCTTAGGCGATACTCACTCTGGTATCTAAGGTATCCGATATAAAATAATTGGCGTAATTAGAAAGAACAAAGGATATTTATCGTTCTCTCTTTCTTCTCTTATGAGTACGAAAGAGAGATTATTCTTTTGTTCTTAGTAATTATATTAAAAAGTAAGAAAGGATATGTGATTACATTGGCTAAAGAAATGGCACCGGTTGTCTGCGGTATAACAGGCAATACGTTAACAGAATGGAACCAAAGAACGTTCATCAATAGATATATTGATGGTAAGTTGCAATCAATTCCATTATATCTTGATGTTAATGAGGTATTAAAACTTCATAAGCAATCTGCGACATACTTGGAACGCAAAGCTGCGCAAGCACAAGATAATCAAGCTGTCTATAACAAAGGTATCAAACAAGATACTGAAGTTAATGAGACTACTACAGATACTGAGGAAGGAAACGTTCCAGCTACTCCGGCTGTAAACGTTGGTGCTGTAGAATAATACGGAGTAATAGCTTGCAGTCTATATTCAGTATAGACTGCTGGGTATTTAATACCAAATAGGATAGGTTCCATACGGAATAAAGTAAAACAAATTAGTTGCCTATCCACGATTAAATTATGAAGGGAATATAATGAAAGTAATTGATAAAATATATGACGCAGTAAATGGCGACAAGTATGTTATTGAGACTAAACAATGTTGGCATTGCGGTAACAAAGGTAAGGTAGAAATATTTACACAAGAAATGTTTTTCCTTAATCAAGGTTATCACATACAAGATGCAGTTAAATCCTTGGATAAACACTACAGAGAAATGTTGATAACAGGTGTTCATCCTAACTGTTGGACAGAAATGTTTGGAGATGAGGAGGAATAATGGCTAACCAAGAACATCTAATTAAAATAACTGGCGCACTCAAGACAGTATCAGAGGCCTTGCAAGTATTAGATAAACGTGTGCGTAATAACACTGAATTAATTATGTTACTAGCTGGTATAGAGGAAGAAGAATAATGTCACATCCAGTTCCAGGTATGGATTATTATTGCGAATATTGTAAGGAACTAATAGAAGAACCTATACATTCTTGCGATATCTAATAAACATTGTTGGCGTGTTTGTCTTTCTCTTTATGAGTTCAAGACAAACACTTTAAGAAGGGAATAATATGGACGAAGTATATGATAAGTTAGACAGCTTAAGTACTGAACAGTTACAAACTGTAATTAGATGGACACTAACTGATTTAGATAACGCTGCAAACTCAACTAACTATGAGAAGTTAGATGACAAAGTAAAAGGATGGTGTGCAATGCTTAGAGAAGCAGTGATACACCAAATAAACAAGGCATACAAAGCTAACGATAGCTGGTATGAGGAAGGATAAAACTATGGCTAAAGAAATAACTATAGAAGAAAAGCTAGACATACTTAATACAAAGATAGGTATGATGGCAGATATTCAAATGACTATTGTTAATCATCTAGGTGCAACAGATGATAAATTTAAAATGGAATTTATAATGGGGACATTAGCTAATGATGTAATTAGAGATGACTTTACTAAATTTATAAATGAATTTGAAACAGATGACAATATAAAACTACAGATGACAGCAATAAATGAATTGTTTTTATCTGCGAAAGAGGAGGAGTAATGCCTAACTGGACAGATAACAAGCTAGTAATCAGAGGGAAAGCAGAAGATGTAAAGCGTTTTATGGATGACATAACAACTTTAGAAGCTAACCCAGATGATACACCAGATGAAGTATATAACTTAACAAACATTAACCCAGTACCAGATGTGTATAAGAATATGGTTAGTGGTGCAAGGAAAATTGATGGTGTTACATACAATGAATGGTTCGAAGATGATGAAGGAGTAAGACCTTTGTTAGATATTAATAAACAAGAAATCATTGACAAGTATGGATATGCTAATTCAATTGATTGGCAATATGGTAACTGGGGTACTAAATGGGGTGACTGTGATACAGAAGTACAAAGTCAAACCTATACAGATACACACGGTACAGTTGATATGACATTTGGTAGTGCTTGGTCACCACCTTTTATGTTGTTAAATGATATTGCAATTAAATATGATTTAGAAATAACTGCTAAATATATTATTGAGTTTGAGGATGATGAACATATAGATAGATATCCATTATCTCTGAAAGATACAGATACATTATATAAACAACATCGTGCTGGATTAGAAATAATGAAAGACGCAGTTAAGAATATAACTATAAGTAAAGATGAATGAAAATATTATTGAGTTATATTCTCATTGTTATATGTGTATAGAGGAATTAAAAGAATTAGAATTCTTTACAAGTCCACAAGATTATGCAGATGTATCAATAGGATTAGCTGCTGACCAAAGAAGAATACAACTCTGGTGTAACAGACATAATGTAAACATTCATATATTTGAATTAGCTGAAACACTTGAGGCTTGCTGTGATGATTGTGCGTTATAAGAGGATTAGTGGCATCTAATTGAACGCAGCTAAGGCTACTTACATTGCTGGTTTCCCTTTGTACCAGCCGGTTAGACCAAGATGTAGGTAGCTTGTAGCACATAGAAGTAAATGCGTATAGCGAATACGAAAGTATGGTCGCTTTGTAGGTTGAACTCCTACCAACTGTGTGTTACAAGCTATCTATAAGTAGATAGCTTAGTGTTTATTAGTAAGAGTTAGTATAATTCCCTGTTGTTCTAGCGACTGAACGTAAGCACTAAGCTATCTATAAACAATAATACAATGGCGTGCTGTTGTTAGGTGGAGATAGTAAACCATCTGTTGTATCAAATATAAAATAGCTTAATTTAAATATCTACAATACACAGATGGCGTAACTGTATGTCTGTCTTTCGTCTTATGACTTAAAGACAGACATACTTAAAGAAGGGAGTATATGGAATACTTAGAAGTAAACGAAGAAGAACAATTAGAATATCTAATAACTCTTACGTACACTAAAATGCCTGGTAGTAAAGGTAAACATAGACACGTAAGAATTATACTCAAAGCTACGGACCCAGTACAAGCTATGGTTCGTGCAATGAATATAGATATTGCAAACAAAGCTGAAATGATGACAGATTATATTGGTCCACACCCACATAAGCTGGGACAAACTACATTTACAAGGGACGAAATAGAAGAAATCAGACAGCAAGCTATTGACTCAGGATTATTTCAAGACTGGTTGATAGGTGTTAAACCTACAGCCATCCAAGTAGTCTTGCAGTCCGAAGTAGATATCATTAACAACATTGCTATTGATGAAGTTATGGAACATTCTACACACATAGGAAGTCAAGCCGAAGACTTTCTCAAAGAACAAGATAACAATAATGATAAGAAAGGAAGTGACAACGATGAATGATTGTTGGCAACTTATTAATGATGTTATACCAGTATCACAAAGAATATTATTATGGGGTCCCCCAGGTACAGGTAAAACATACAGTGCAGTCAAAGAGAATGCACCTATAAATATAAATGGAAGTACTAATGTATTTCAAATAACAATGACAGAGGACACTGCTAGTGCAAACCTAGAAGGTTTCTATAAACCTAGTAGTGATGGAAACTTTGTATGGAATGACGGTCTAGCTATTCAAGCATGGAGAACAGGTGGTAGATTGGTTATCAATGAGATAGACCACGCATCACCAGACGCTATGACATTTCTGCACGCTATATTAGATGACCCAGAGATTGCAGGTATTACTTTAAATAATGATACCAAAGAGACTGTTCATCCAGCACCAGGGTTTCAAGTTATTGCAACTACTAATAGTCCACCTGAGAGTTTACCTTTAGCATTAAAGGATAGATTCCCAGTTAAGGTACACGTAGATAGCATACATCCTAAAGCTATGGAACAATTCCCAAAGAATTGGCACGATGTTATTAACGATACAACATTAGTTGATGACCCAGAAGATAGAGTATCAGTTCGTTCTTGGAAAGAATTCTTTATGTTAATAGATAGAGATTTTACTGAGGAGAAAGCAGCTAAACTTATATTTGGTAGTAAAGCAGAAGATATTATTGACGCTGTAATGGTTGCTAAAGCTGACAATGGATAAAGCTAGACCTTATCCAGGAATAATTACTAGTACTAACTGGAAGATTAACGAAACAGTCGAAGGTCAAGAACCTAAGACTGACAATGCTAACTATCAAATGACTGTACCATTAGGTAAAGTCTGTGAGTTTTGTGGAATTAATCACGCTAGAAATATTAGAATGTTACAACTAGGCCATGCTAAATGGTCACCTAAAACTGTAGGTAAACTAGGACATGACATTAGGTTAGAAGCTGTTGAAGTATTATCAGACGCAAGAATTAAGTGGTTATTATTTGTAGAAAAAATAAAATTTACCAATGATTTTATATGTCCACAGTTAATACAAGCACAGTTTAATCAGTTATTACAAGTAGGTAGTATAGGAGAAATTATAATGTTTCTTCTTAAATACACTAGTTGGGAACTGCCACCTAATACTAAAACTTATTGGTATGGTACAAGATACTACTCTGAGTTAACTACATCATTATATAGATTGATGGAATACTATGAAGATGACATGCGCTTTACACAACAAAGACGTGCTGAGTATATGTTTATGAAACATCAATGGATGGAAGTATTAGATATACTAGTTAATCGTAGTAGAAAAAACATAATACCATTTAATCGTGTTAAAGTTGCAGCTAAATACTTAAGTGTATTATTAGATGAACTTAACGAAAGACCTAGTGCTGATGATATCTGGGACAAAACCTTAAAACACCAAAGCAATTCGCTTGGTAGTAAAGCTGGTGAAGAAGGTGGTTCCACCGATGAGACAGGTGAAGATGATGCAAGTAATGCAAGCGCAGGAGATGCTAAAAAACAATTAGAATATCGTATGCGTAAAAGCTTAGTAGAGGAAATGACTTATCGTTCTCAACACGGTATGGGTAGATGGGGTCATATGGAAATAGAAAATCCTATACTCCAAGTTAATCTAAATGGTAAACTTAAAAATGGTAGAGGATATCGTGCTATGAATTATGGTCACAATCCTAAATACATTAATAGATACTGTATAGATAAACAAATCTTCAAACAAAATCATAGAGTTAAAGGTGGTACTATTCTTATAGACGCTTCAGGTTCTATGCATTTTAATGGTGAAGATATACTAGAAATAATGAATATACTACCAGCAGTAACTATTGCTATGTACAATGGTGGTGGTAACTGGGGTACATTACGCATTATTGCTAAAGGTGGACGTAGAGTTACACAAAATTATTTAGATAAACATAGTGGTGGAGGTAATATTGTTGATGGTCCAGCATTACGCTGGCTAGCAGAAATGCCTGCACGTAGGATATGGGTATCAGATATGAAAGTATTTGGTGTTGGTTCTAACTCTTCAGGTTATAACTTACTTAAAGATTGTTATGACATTTGCACACAAAATAAAATAATTAATCTAAAAGATATAGATGAAGTTAAAGAACACGCACTTAAATTAAATATGTGATACAATATAAAGCATTAGAAAGTAAACTTGCAAAAGTGTAGTGTTTCCTTTCCGCTATTAAAGCTTTCTAAAGTAATGGAATAGAGTCGGAAGAGAACTCCGAACATGGTTTAATTCGTACTATCTGTACAATGTCAATCCCAATAGTGAACACCATTACGCTTTATATACTTGCATAAAATATAAATGAACTATAATGAATACTATGAAAGATATAGATAAACTGCTGAAAGAAGCAGAAACTGGAAAACTCAACCGTGTATCAGAAAGAATAACTGATGAAGCTATGCCATTCTGGAATGGTATAGAACAGATGGTGCAATCAGGTAAGAAACCTAGACCTTATGTAGTGTCAAGGTTATTACGTGATGAGTTTGATGTAAAGATAAGTGAGACTGCAATAAGGAATCACTTTAGAAACTTATTAGAACATGTCGAATAAAAAGAAAGTAGAAGAGTTATTAGCTGAGGCTGAATCTAAAAAGATACAAGAACTTAAAGCCGATAACTTAAAGTTACTACGACAATTAGAGAAAGCTAAAAATAAAAAAGCTGATATGATTGAAGCAGTATATCAAGCTGTATCTACGAACTTAAGGACATGGGACAAACCTAAGATACCTAAGCCTAAGTTACATAAGCGTACTAAGAACGAAGAAGTAGCTGTTGCTGTATTAAGTGACGTACAATTGGCGAAGGTAACACCAGATTATGATACAAAAGTAGCAGAAGAACGTGTTATTGAATATGCAAACAAGATAGTTGAACTAACAAATGTACAACGTTCAGCACATCCTGTAAACAAATGCGTGGTTCTAGCTGCTGGTGATATTGTAGAAGGTGAACTAATATTTCCAGGACAAACACATCTTATAGATGCTTCGTTATATAACCAAGTTACTATAGATGGACCTAGAATATTAACCAAGTTCTTTGATACATTATTGGCGAACTTTAATGAAGTTGAAGTACATTGGGTGATAGGTAATCATGGTAGTTTAGGAGGCCGTGCAAGAAAAGATTATCATCCAGACTCTAATGCAGATAGAATGCTTGGAAAAATTATGTCAATGATATACAGGGACGAAAAGCGAATGACCTGGACAATACCTGATAGTACAGGTGATAACCATTGGTTTGACATTGCAGATGTAGGCGAAGGATGTAAGTTCTTTGTATGGCATGGTGACAATGTAAGAGGACACAGTGGATTTCCATGGTATGGCTTTGGTAAAAAACTATTAGGATGGAAAGCATTAGCGTCAAGAGGATTAATGCCTGACTTTGACTATGCAATTGCTGGACATTTTCATACACCTACAACAATGTATGTTAATGACGTAAGGTTATGGGTTAATGGAAGTACTGAAAGCTATAACACATATGCTTTAGAACAATTAGCTAGCATGGGTAGACCATGTCAATGGTTGTTGTTTGCTAAACCAGGTTCAGGAGTAACTGCTGAATACCTTGTAAAATTGAAACATAACTGATATAATAATGAATACTATGATAAAAAACTTAGAGAAGTCTGAGTGGAAATTGACTGGTATTGAGTATAGTGGACTAGGTGATAGGCCATATTTTATACTCCGTAATGATGACCAAGTCAAGCTAGTACCCATAACAAAAGGGGTACATAACTTAGACGATGTACTAGAATATATATAAGTTATTTATCGTTTTCTCTTTATGAGTTCAAACGATAAATAAAGGAAGGGTTATTATGACTAATAACGTTGACTTGCTATCTCCATTTCCACAGGAGTTAGTTCGTAAAGCACCGGCTGGTAAGTTTGGTGATTATGTTCCACACGCACATTATGTTGAGCGTTTAAGGGACAGTGGAGTTAAGTACACATGGCAGTGTGAAGCTGTATATGGTACATACAATGGCGAAAAAAGAATA